TGGATGGATGGTTATCCGCGGCTATGCGGACGACCATTATTTGCCTATCACAGGCACGTTTCCCGACTTTGTGAACCTTGTTCTCGACCCGACCGAGTGGTACACGCATGAGGATCCTCAGCCCACGTGGCGGATCATGTGGGGCATGATTTCCAACTTGCCGATCATTTCAGAGCGGGTCCAGGCGCCCAACTTTTACGCGTGGGCCGAAAAATATATTGGCTATTTTTAAAATGATCGACATCACTGGCCCTAAGGTGCTCGTGCCGGCCGTCCTGTTCGCCCTGCTGAGCCCGGGTCTGCTCGTGCGCCTGCCCCCAGGCCAGGGCCCCATGGTCCAGCTGGCCTTCCACGCTCTGGCCCTGGCCCTCGTGTACTGGGTCATCGCCAAGTTCATCGTCAAGGTGAACCTGACGACCGCCGACCTCGTCATGCCGGCCGTGCTTTTCATGCTGCTGACGCCCGGTGTGCTGCTGACCCTGCCCCCGGGCTCGGGTGGCGTCTTTATGTCGGGCCAGGGCGGCGCCGTGCCGACGCTGGTGCACGCGCTGGTGTTCGCGCTGGTGTTTGCGACCCTGCGTACCAAGTTTGCGAAATATTACTAGATCGACTAGTAGATGATAAAGTACCTAGCGATTGGCCCAGGCGCCATGGGCTACTTTATCTTCCTTGGCGTTCTATCTAAATTAAAGCAAGAAGGCAGGCTCGAAGCCCTCGAGGAAATCTCGGGCGCTTCGGCCGGTGGTCTTGCGGCCTTCCTGTTTTGCGTGACGAAAGGGGAGCCCTCCAGGGCTCTCGACTTTTCGCTCAACGTGCCCGTAAAACAGATTATGAAACCAAATATCAAAAACTTACTCTTGAACTATGGTCTCGTACCGCACACCAAGATCCGAAAGGTGCTCTCGGGTGCATGCACTCAATTTCTTTCTAAAATTGATGTGACCTTCAAAGAGCTGTATGAATGGTACCCGATCAAGCTCCATCTGTCTTCGTACTGCGTCGACGTCGGCAAGACCATTTACTTTTCGGTCGACACGACCCCGACCATGAGCGTCCTAGACGCCGTATGTGCGACGGTCGCCATCCCCTTTTTATTTACACCCTTGAAATTGGGTGACGGGTGGAACTACATAGATGGAGGGTCTGCCGAGACCATCCCGGGTGCGCCTTTTTTGGGGAAATCGGAAGGGGTCATGGGTATTAAATTGGCTATGGGTCGGCCAGTGCCGCCCAAAGACCTCAAGACCTATGGCCTCAGTATCCTGTACTCGACCATGAAACTCAGGTACGAATATGATTTTACAATTTTGAATGTAAATTCAGAGGATCAAGACGTTTTTGACTTTAGTGCGTCAAACGACGGGAAGTTGAAATTATTCATTCTGGGTCACTCTCAGAAAATTTCTTGACAGAATTCAAACATGACCGAGACACCTATGCGTAAAAGCCACGTCCGTCGCGTGACCCGCAAGGTCGTCCGGGTTCACAGAAAGGACGGCACCTCGTACACGTACGTCCGCAAATCCAGCAAGACGAAGGTGCGTGCTTCGTATGCGTACGATGTCGGAACCATCGGCCAGTCCAAGTCGCGGATCGGCCCGCTCAAGCATGGCATGCTTACCCGCTTCGGGTACCACCCGGTCGAGGCCAAGACCAACCGCCGCAAGGCTCTCTCGAAGGGCGTCAGCAAGGGCGAAGCGCCCCTGGCCGTCATGCGACGCCTGATCGCGATCAGCACGCTGACGAAGCGTACCGCGCCCCGGGCCTCCCGCATTTACAAGCAGGACGCTATGTGGGTCCGCAGCAAGTACGCCAAGTCTTTCAAGACGAGCCTGTGAAAAAAATATCAATAAAATATAAAATGGTTAATTCGCCCAATACCGCGCGTAATATAATAGCAACAGGATCTAACTCCTCTATAATAAATGTGTTGCGCCGTGAGCCTGTATCGCTACTCACTTCATCGAGTCCACGTACACTCAAGAGAATAGGTCGAGCTTATGGGTTGGGCCGACGCGGTGCGACGCTTTTTGCGGGCGTGTTGCTCGCATCAGCTCAGATTGCGGCGGGTCAAACGCCGGCGCGTAGCACGACTTTAGTTCTAAAAAATGTTGGGGCGAATGGTGGCACCCTCTCTACTTATAGCGGGGCCAATACAGGCGCTATGGCTCTTGCATCCCCCGCCGCAGTTACCGGGGCGCTTGACACGACCCTAAATACTTTAGCAACATCAATTGATCCGGCTCAATTTGCGTGTACATACAAAGTACCGAACGCCAACTGGGCTAAAGCGGGTAAAGCGACTAATTGGCGCGGCCGCAACACGAGCGCGGCGGAACTTGCCAAACTTAAAAAAACCATAAACGCCGCCTGTAATTCGCAGCGCACACAAGCATCTAAAAGCGTCGTGGCTATAGGAAATGCGGGTGGAGAAGCTATAGCGTCTGTTTACACGAGCGGAGCTCAAGCACTTATGACGTCGCAATTGAACTTGGCGCAACAGCAGTTGAACGCCGCCACCACGGCGGCCGAAAAGGCTGCCGCGGCCCTTGCCAAAGTCCAACAAAATCGCGAAGCAAATAAGCAAAAACACGCCGCCAATCTCGCCGCGGCAAAGGCGAAGTTCAATTCTAATCTTCAAAAGCAAAAAAATGCCGCATCGTGGGGCAAAATGCTGCGCAATGCGAAACATCGGGGGACTAAAGCCGCGACGTTTATTTTGACGTCTCCACTGGAAGTTGGTGAGGCGGCGACAGGCGCTGTAGTTGGTACATTAAAGTATATATCAGGGTCTGTATCTGCAATTGCGACTATTGCTATTATGGGAGTGTTATTAGCTGGTTATGGTATGTTTGGTGGCCCTATTAGCGCGGGAATTTTAAGACTACTCCGATTAATAAGAGACGGGCGTAAAATTCGTTCCGCTGATGAGTTGATGCGCCCCGCGGCCAAACTCATCAAGTCTGTCGAGATGGCCACCCAAACAAATGCTGTAAATATTAGAAATATTACTCAGAAACTAAATGCAGCGACATCTCCTAATTCTGGCAACCGTCGTCCGTCGCCTTCAGTTTCGGGCCGTCGCCAGTCGCCGCCTTCAGGGGGCAGACAAGCCTCCCCGCGGCGTGTGGCGCCTCCGCCGACGCGCCCTCCTACACACGCCAATTTATTGGCCGCGCGCGCGGCTCGGTTTGGCAATGCGGCTTACAGACCGGTATGAAAAACACGTCCTGTCCCGCCCACGGCCCTGTAATTTAAGACCAAAGTCACCCTAAACTCAAATGGAGTCCGTCCTCCGCCAGATCGCCGATGATATCTGGGCGTCCCTCGGGCCGGGCTACTCTGAAGCCGTGTACCACTGCGCCTTTGAGGTCGCGCTGCGGTCACGCAAAATCTACTACGAGACCGAGCGGATCGTACCGGTGTTCTACGAGGGTCAGAACGTCGGACACGTCCGGGCCGATCTCATAGTCGATCGCAAATATGTCATAGAGCTGAAGTCGGTAGGTAAGCTTGGTGAGACTTACCGAATTCAGACCCAAAATTATCTGAAGCTTCTGGGCTTGGCCGACGGCTACCTCATCAACTTCCCGGACAAGAGGGGCGCGCTCGAGTTCGAGTGCATCGAGAGGCTCCAAGAGCCCGCCCCGCCGCTGCTCGGCATGTACTAGAGCGTCTTGATGGCCTCCCACTGAAGCTCATTACAGATTTTGAACCAGATTTGATCCTGGATATACAATTTCTCTTTGGATTTCAAGAGCGGGAAGCACGGTAGGTACTGGTCCTCTCCTAGCAACTCACAGAACTTATAAAGGACGTACGAGTAACTCAGGAAGTTCTTGCGGTTTGCGGGCTTGTGCCGCTCGAAAGGCTCTTGGATCTTGTGGAACATGAGCCGGAGCTTATCCTCGAGGGCCTGGGGCATCGTCGGGGGTGTGATACCGTTCAGGATGGTCGAGATGTACGCGACGTGCTCGTAGTACTTGGCGTAGTTGAGCTTCTTCAAGAGACCTTTGACCTTTTCGTGTGTAATCTCAGACAGGTCCTTGATCTTTTGCTTCTTGAATTCTGATCTTAATTTAGACACGACCTCTTCGGGGACGTT